CGCTGCCATCTGGGCATGCGGGTGTGGGGGCCGATGCTTTTCCGGCGCTGCGGGGGGTGGACTTTGGAGGGGCGGTGATCAATGATCAGCAGAAGGAGTACCTGATGAACCGGATACCGACGCGCTATGGTGCGGGTTTTGAGCAGGCTTTTCCTACTAAGCTGAAGGTGGTGGCGGCTGATGTGGAGCTGGATTTTGATAGCGACTTCTGGATACCATATGGCAAACCGATAAACCGGAAGCGCTGTGAAAAGGAATGGGAGAAGCTGGGACAGGCTAAACGGGGACTGGCAGCGGCCAGGCTAGGGGCATACCTTCGATACCTGGCTCGGACCGGGATCGGGAAGGCGGACCCGGAGAATTACTTCAAAAAAGCATACTACAATAACGATTACGACAACCTTTAGAAATTCCAAAGAACAAAAACCAAATTCCAATGGACAATAAGATACAACCGGCGCAGATCAGGTGCATAAAGACGCTGATGGGCAAGCTGAAGACTCCGGACGGGGATGCTGTGGTGCGCGGCTTTACAAAGCTGCGGACCGGGCATGTAAGTGAAATGACGGTGAAGGAGGGCGGGGAGCTGATCAAGCACCTGAAGAAGCTGGACCCGGACGAGGTGGCTGCTAACAAGATGCGCCGCAAACTGATAGGGATGGCGTATGAAAGGGCCGGCCTGGGGAGGAGTGCGGGGAGCGGAGAGCGGAGAGCGGTGGTGGATCAGCTCGACGCCTGGTGCAAGCAGTATGGCTATAAGCATAAGGCGCTGAACAGCTATACCAAGAACGAGCTGCCGAAGCTGGTGAGCCAGTATCAGCAGGTGTATAAGGATTTGCTGGAGCGGATTTGACAATTCGGCAATTTGACAATTCGACAATGGGGTAAAAAATGTCTTTATGATAAGGGGTAAGAAGATATATACGCTATTCGGACCGGAGGAAACACCGGTGGCCAGCGCTGAGGATCAGCGGGGAAGAGACCCGGAGCTGATCAGGCTACGGAATGAGCATTTGCTCTACCGCTTCGCCTGGTACCGCGCCGATATCCGTAATTCATACGAATGGATGGTGCAGCAGCTCTCGAGGGAGTTCTATCTATCGGAAAGCACCATCGGCCAACTAATTGAGGCCAGCAGCGAGGTACTGGCGCGGATCAGGGGGGAGAAACCCACCGAAAGGGATTTGAAGCGGAAATTCCCTTTTTTTGAATGGTGATAAAACGGGGTTTAAAATGCATAAAATACCCTTTTTTGTGATGTTGAAAGCTCATAAATTTGTATCAATAAATTTTTCAATTATGCCAGTAAACGAGCAGGCTCTGCGCCAACAAAGAAGTGAGGAACGTGGGTGGAAGTCATTTATATGGATCGTGGTAGTATTCCTGGTAGTTGTCGCAATTGCTTCTGCAATTGATGGCAATCATTCTTCAACAACTACCGCAACGCCAGCAGCGGTACCTGCTGCGCCGACTACGGAGCAGATCACTCACTACGGCGCCGCCCTGGCAATGACGGCGATCAGAAATATCAGCAAGGACCCGGAAGGGGTGCATTTCCTGGAGCAGGCAGCAGAGCAGTATTATCCAGCTACCGGTATATACGTTGCGAAATGGAGGATATCCGGCACCAATAGTTTTGGAGCCAGGGTGCAAGCATATGGGGTGGCCAGCGTGAAATACCGTGGTGGCGATGTATATAGCACCGATAATTGGGAATTGGAGAGTGCGAGGATCATAGAATAACTACCACTGTGAACATATACAGGCCCTCCCTGCTCAGCAGGGAGGGCTTTTTTATTCTGGTACAATGATCTGCGGGGTGAGGTTAATGGAGGCGGGGATGTAGGTGATGGTGGGTTTCGTGCAGTAGTCGTCCATGCTGAGGGTGTAGGTGAGCTGGCGGACACGGATGCGGTCATTGCGCTTTTCGGTTTTGGCGCTGGTGCGAATGAAGTGGCCGAAAACGTTGGAGAGGTCGGCGGTGGTGCTTGGCTCTACAGTATCATCGATGGTTACGGTGCCGGGTGACCAGCCCTGCAAAGTCCTGTGCAGTGCATCTTCCAGATCGTAAAAGTAGAGTGCTTTGTTGCGGTAATTGGCGGGGGTGATACTGCTGGCAGCGCTGAAGGGAGGGAAGCCAATACGGATGCAAACCGTTATAACTCCGGTTTGGGCATTATCGCCCATGTTCTCAAACCGGGCGTCGTCCAAGTCAATTGTGACAGCAGGCCAGGATACGGGTGGCCGCTCATCGCCATTATGTGACTCCAGCTGCATGAGGTCCTGATCAATGAATTTGAAAGCAGGAGCGCTGTCAATGGTTATCGCTTTAATGCGGTTCTGGATGGCTATGAATAGTTGAGCGAATTTGCTGGTCATGATAATTTGACAATTTGACAATTCGGCAATTCGACAATGTGCCGGTGCGAATTGGGGTTAAACAATCAAGTTTTTAATGCGGGTATCAGTTTTTGCAGTATTGCTTTTTCACATGCCCGCTGGAGTACCGGGCTATCATCGGCGGTGATGGGCATAAACTGGCGCTGGGGCAAGCCCTGCTTCCGTGATCCTTCATTATGCGCCCGGGCGTATACACTATCTGTACTGATGGTGGTATAATCGGGACCATCTGTTTTTATGAAAGAACGGCGCAAGGTGGCTGTAAGGATCAGTACTTTGTGGGGACGGGGTTTATTGGGTTTTTGCTGTATAGCCCAGGGAATAAATGTGCGGCCCTGGTAGCCCTGCAGGCGGAAGTTATCGTCGATGAATTTCAATGCTTCCACACCGATGGCATCCACAAGGTCGGGCTTGATCCGCTCTATCGCGGTCGTAATTCGCTGGAGTGGTATTTCGAATGGATTTGGCATTAATTAGCTGATTTTATGATTAGCTGATTAGCTATTTTTTTCGTTTTTTTCTTCTATTAGGTTTTCTGATTTCTTCAATATCTCTGGCGGACAATTGACGAAAATGGGACTGCTTTTAGGGAATACCATGCCGGTCTTAGCGAGGTTGGTGTCGAAGGCTTTGGGAATGTCGGGATATTCCATTTTGCTGTCGGGGGTGCGCTTGCCTGAGTTGAGGCGTATGACGGTGCAGCGGCAGTTCCAGCCATTGGGCGGGTAGTAGCGGCTCCAGAAGGGGTCGTTTACCGGCCGGGTGATCTTGTCGAGGGCGGCATGCTCCGGACGCACCCGGATGTCTTCCATGGTCCGGTATTCCAGGAGGGCGTCGGGATGCTTTTCGAAGTCGACCCACTTGCTGGCCATCTGCGATCCGGCGACTGCGGCATTGTATTCAGTGCGGAGCCAGCTGCCCTGGTATTCGTTGATTATGGGCGTGGCCTGCTTTTTGAATTCGTGAAAGGTTTTGGTGGTCTTGACCAGGTCGGTGATATCCCGGCACATCTGCCAGTTTTTGGCGCCTGAGAACTGATATACGTTGCGCTCGAGGTGCAGCAGCTTTTCAAAGTCGGGGGTGTCATATGCATAGCTGCTGAAATTGCCGCCATAGCCTTCAAACACGCCCTTCATGAAGGTCTGAGCATTCTCCAGGGTGGTGGGGATATCGATGCCATTCAGCTCTCCATCAAACACCGTTTTAATGAGGTTTAAATAGAGTTCGGACAGTTCTTTATCGGCCTGTCCGTCGTCGGAAAGGTTGCCGGGGTGGAAGCCTCCGCAGTGTGGACACGTTTGCTTGTACGCCCTACGTATCAGAGGGCCTGGCCGAAAAAACTGGAGAGCGATTTTTCTATCATGCTCTTTATGTCTTCGGCGGAAAGCGACTCAGGCTGTTTTTTTGCTGCAGCTTTCTTTTTTGCAGGCTTCTGCTTGTCATCCTGCTCGTCTTCGTCTTCCGTAGCAGGTGTTTGTGGTGAGAGCTTGATGGTATCTTCTTCGCTTTCGGGTTCCGGAATGCCATAAGTCTCATACAGGTAATTCTTGGACATGGGCAGGCCAGCCTGGAGCCAAGCAAGGTCTATTTTATACTTATCCTGTATCAGATTTATATCTACTTCCCGGTCGAATTCAAAGCAGCCTCCGTCTACCGGGAGATTGTAGGATCTCAGAATCTCCATGAAGTGGTCTGAGTTAAGCAGATCCACCACATAGTCCATATCATCACGAATGATCTCCAGTTGCTGGCGTGCATGCTCCTGGGACTTGGCACCTGTACCGGTCTTTGAATGGCCAGTGGTTTCAGTGTTACCAAGCATGATAATGCTCAGCTCCTCATTGCATGCCTGCCGGAAGGTTTCCTGCAGCTTACCATCGCCATTGGCCATCTTGCCATCTTCGAAGGTGATATTCATCTCCTCCGGTATTGTGAGGCGCATGGAATTGGCGACGCTATCGAGTACCTTTTCTGCAGCGACCTTTGCCTGCTGATCATAGCCCTTGTATTTCACTACAATGGCCGGGGAGCCGAACAGCTCAATATATTGAGCCCAGTCGGAGATATTTCCTTTTTTGAGCAGCGCCAGGAAGCCACAGATCAGCAGGAGGCCAAGATCATGCGGTTCACCCAGTACCCATACATTTTTAAGCTGGGTATAGTCTATTCCCTCTGTGAGGCCAAACTGCTCGTATGTAATGAGCTGGGTTTTGCGCTTAATATGCTTTTTGGGGATCCGGTTGAATTGCAGCTTATCCCCGGGCACGAATTCCAGACCGTTGACGCCCCACATCTTGGTCCAGATGATCTCCCGCATAATGTCCTTGAATACTTTGGACTTTATGACTTTTTCCATTTCCGGTACCTCCTTGCCGTCGCGGACGAAGAGCAGGCGCTTGTTGATCACCTGGCTGATGCGCTTGCGGATAATGCCGGCCAGGAATGCATCGAGGAGTATGTCTTCGTATAGATCGAAAAGGCGCGATTGATTGGGATAATAGACGCTCTCTGCTGCGATCAGTGCGCTGCGCCAATCGCCGACGTCCTTTGGTGCGCGGTTAATGGTGCGTACAAAAAGCTTTGGATTCACCTCTTCGGTGCGATTGCCCACTATAGGCTCATTGCGATCCTGAGTAGACAGTGGATCGCCGCCGCCTTTATAGCCGTATTCAGTATTTTTATTCGTAGTTGCCATAGAAAGCTCTTTTAGTAGTAGTTGTTGCGTTTAGGGTTGGCTATGATCGTCACCTGGTCGGAAGCAGGGGCGCTTTCGCCGGTTGTATCGAAATAAGGCCAACGCGGATCGGATGTGCCTTTCTGAATTGCTTTCAGGCTGTCGACCTTCATCTGATACCGTTCTTTCCAGCTTTCATAATACACATTGGCATTGTTCATGGACATGATGTTCCAGATAGCAATGGTTTTGATGATATCGAGCAGGAAGCTGTCGGGAGTAAAGGTGGCTGCAGTATCGGTAACCTCATCGCCGAATATCTGGAGCAGGTCATACCGGGTAAGGAATGTCTTCGACTGCTGGATAGCCTGGTCGATGGCAGTGATAGCAATGGTGTTATCACCGGTGCCAGAATAACGAGTGATCTCATCCAGTACTTCCGGATATATGTGCGTGGCCAGGTCAGAAGGACCGACAATTGGTGCGTATGGCATATCTTAAAAGTATTTTGATGACCGGGAGCGAGGCACGAAGCCGACGCTGCCAATGTCGTTGGTTACGAGTTTTTGCTTTATGATCTGGACAGCGCCTTCGATACAGTCGGGGCCGTCGAGCTGCTTGCTGGTGGGCTTCGCTGCTTTAAACTGTGCCTCCAGGCGCTGCATGTGTGGGTTGGTCTTTTGCTCTTCGTTAAAAATGAGCAGACCCAGGCGGTTTATTGGTTCCAGGTTGGCTTCTATACGTGCCCATTTTTCCGGCTTCTTGGTAGTATCGGGGGTGATGCCCAGGACTCCGCCTTTTTCATGGCCATACTGGAAAACAAGCGGCAGCAGCACCTGCTCATAGAAAGGATCCTGCAGGGTGTTGTTCTCGACATAAAAGTATGTGGGGCAGGCGTTGCCGATATAGTCGCGGCAGGCGTACATGGACTGTATAAAGATGGCATTGCTCATGACATCGAGAAAGCCATTGTAAATGTAGTAGGTGTCCTTTTTGCGCCCCACGACGAATACTGCTTTGCGGGAGTTAGTGAGATTGCTCTTCTGACCGGGCTTATCCTTGTTGCTGGTGGCAGGGTCGGCATATACCACCACGAACTGCAGCTCATGCAGGGGCGGACATTTTCCCCATGTAAGCTCAGGGAAAGTTTTGCCGGTGGCCATTGGGTTATTGAAGTATTCCTTTTGCGCTGAGGCATAGCTGATCTGCGACAGCACACGATCGATGTCCTCCTCGCTGTTTTTTGCCGGCCATGTAGATTTACCATGCTCATCGCGAATGTTAACCCGGTCGACGTGATCTGCACGCTCAGCTGCACGTACGACGCAGCAATCTTCGGCGATGATATTACCGCACCAGATAATCAAAAGCGGATTAGATACGGAGCGGGTTGGAATGAGCGCCTCCTGGATCCAGTTCCAGCGGGCATCGATTATGTCCGGATTCCGGCAATCCTCGTCGGTATCAATATCGTCAATCAGGATAACGTCCGGACGTTTGGCCTCGTTCCTGGTACCACGTGGTGACTGGCCGGCGCCTATTGCACGGAAGGCAGCTCCTTTCTTGGTAGTGAATTCAGCAGCTTCCCAGGTGCCAAGGTTTTCCTGCTCACCATAGTCCTGAATGATACGGTTGTTTGCCTCGAGGTTAACCTTATAAGGCAGGAGGAGGCGCATAGCGTTGTCCAGGGAATTCGAAACAATCAGCACATTTGACTTCTTGCCGGTAAGTACCAGGTACAGCACTTCCATCATGGTGCGGGTGGACTTGGCCAGCTCACGGGCCCAGTTACGAACCTCGGACCATTCAGGGTGATCGAGCACACGGCTTGTGGCGGCTTTATGGAAAGCAGCCGGAGGAGCAGCAGCGTACTTCGGGAAGTAATATTTAAACCAAGCTTCGCGATCTTCTTCAAGTGCCTTGACCCGCTTAATGCGGTCGGATATCTTCTCGGTGGTATCAACGGGGGTACTGTTGCGGATGCCGTCCGCAAATTCTTTCCAGTGCTGGAGATACTGTTTGTCGGTGTGTTTTTGCGCCATTTAAAAAGTCTTTAAACGGGATTCAACAAATAGATCAAACCACTTAGTTATTTCCTGGGCGAGCGACAGATCTTCATTCTGCACGAACTTGATGAACCTGGTGCCTGTCTCGATCATTTCTCCAATGCCTGTATCGACTTCCAGCTTCTTGATGGCGAGGGTGAGCTTGTAAATGCCGTCGGTATCGGGCTTGGTTGCGGGATCTCCATCTGTGGCGGCCAGCTTTGCCTCCTTCTTCATGGCTTCCAGGGTATCGTACAGATCATGAAGGATCTCGGATTTGGTGGTCATGAGGGTTTTGCGCATGGTCTCCCATTTGCCATCTTTCACCCATTTGCAAATGGTTTGTTCGGATATGCCGACCTTGGCCGAGATATCCTTCTGGCTGAGCTCTCCTTTGACAAAGAGCTGTTTCGCCCATTCCTTCTTTTGATTATTACCGAGTTTTTCTTTTGCCATCGCAGATACTTAATTCCCGCCCCCGTACCGGCATAGCCGGTACGGGGTGCGCGTGTGGAGCAAATTTACCCCCGCCGGACGCGCTCTTCGGAACAAAAATGCACGATAACGCGGCGACAGTATTGCCATTATACAGAGCATGAATAATGACTGAAAGTGCATTTGGATGGGTATTTCAGGCGATGCAATTTTACACTCACGATAGCGCCGCACACGCTTCTACCTTAGCGACCGGCCGCTGCAAAACGGTGGCCGGTTTCTCTGAAAAAAAAAGTAACGATGGGATTCAAAAAGCTAGATAAGAAGTTCATATTAAGTGACAGCTCGGTAAATGAGTATGGCTTCCGCCTGCTCACCTCCGGGTATCAGCTGGCTTCTTTCGGAAGGAATCCGATCGGCTACTATATGCACCAGCGGGATGGCGGTGTGACTCATAAGTGGGAAGACCTGGCAATAGAAGGTGATAATGTGGTGGCTTATCCTGTGGTGAACCTTTCGAACCCTAAGGGGCAGCAATTGGCCGATGAGGTAGAGAATGGGTTTCTTAATGCGGCAAGTGTAGGGCATATAGTAGTACTGGAGTATAGCAATGACGAGATGCTGATGCTGCCAGGACAAACCGGACCTACCATTACCAAGTGGTATAACAAAGAATGCAGCCTGGTGGATATACCCGGTAACTGTAATGCGCTCTGCCAGCTGTTTGATAACGATGGCAATGAAGTGAAGCTGGCAGACCTGGTGGGCGGCAAAAAACAAATTCAAAATTTAAATAGCAATAATATGCAGACTATCCAATTGACGCCGGATGTTATCCAGGCATTGAATCTTGCAAGCGGTTTTGATGCTGCCGCCGCCAATGTGGCCATCATTAACCTTGCTTCAAAAGCAGAGAAAGCCGAAAAGGACCTGGCTGACTTTAAAAAGCAGGCTACTGACAAGGAAGTAAATGATCTGCTGGACAAAGCTCTGAACGTGGACAAAAAGATCACGGCGCAGCTTAAGGTGAAGCTTGCTGCCCAATATGAAGGCAAACCTGAAGAGCTGAAGGATCTGCTGGCAGAAATGCCGGGCTTCCAGACTGTGGCCAATGCTGTAAATCAGAAAGACCGTAACCAGGGCGGCGCCTATACACCAGAGGTACAGAACCTGATGTCTGAGGGATGGGATAAGCTGGACAAAGCTGGCAGGCTGCCAGAGCTGAAGGCAAAGAATGAAGCGGCTTATGTGGAGCTGTACAAAGGCAAATTCGGCTATGCTCCCAATGAGAAGCCAGAGCCCAAAAAGTAGAACCCGCCCGTGAAGGGAGTTTATAAGAGTTAAGGTAGATCGTAACTGCGGCCATTAAACACGTAAAATCTTAATTCTTATAAAAAAATGAAAAAGTATCTGCACATAGTCCTGGCATTGGCTTTCGCTCTTATAATGCCCATGACCCAGCCGAACGGATTGGCGTCATTACTGATCGCGGGCCTCGTAGTGGCCGCAATACTGGCGCCAGCGCCCAAACACACAAACGGTGCCAGCGCTGCAGGTATCAGCCGTGAAATATGGGAAGCTCACATCCAGGAGAACCTGTTCCCGAACAACGAGTTCCTCCTGGACATGATGGATGAAAGCGAGTATGTGAATTATAAAACCGTACATAGCCCACAATCCGGCGCAGCTCCTACTGTAACGGTTAACCCTACTTTCCCACTTAACAGCGGTAACGGCCTCGCGGTATCAACCAGGTCGGATACTGTAACGGACTGGAACATTGATGTGTTCATGACCAATCCGTTCATCATCACCAATGCGGAAGAGGTTGAACTGTCTTATAACAAGCGTGAGAGCGTGCTGTATGAAACCGAAATGCAACTCCGCAAGGTAATCGCCGACAAGCTTCTGGTGAATATAGCCCCTACCGGTGCAGCAACATTGCCTGACACCACCACCAACAGCAACGTGCTGCGCAGCACCGGTGTAACCAACAATGACCTGGCTGATGTACGCAGCTCTGCAGCGTATACTACCAGCGCCACCGGTAACAGGCTGAACTTTACCCTCTATGATATCCGCCAGGCAAAGAAGCTGTTTGACAAGCAAAATGTGCCATCAGAGGATAGGGCCATGATCATGAGCCCGGATGCGGCCGACCAGATCATCAATGATCTGATCGTGACCAAATTCAGGCAGGACGCGATGAACGCCTTTGACACCACCACCGGCAAAATAGAGAAGCTGCTGGGCTTTAAGGTGCATGTGCGCAGCCAAGTAGTGCAATACAGCAATGCCGCAACCCCAGTGGTGAAAGCATATGGCGCATCTGGTGCAGCTGATGATAATGATGCGATCCTGTTCTTCCAGAAAGCCTTTGTGGCCCGTGCGGTAGGTGATATCCATGTATATGAGCAGCTGAATAGCCCGACCCATGGAGGTGACATCTACAGCGCCCTGATCCGTATGGGTGCTACCAAGAAGAGGACGAGCGAGCTCGGTGTGGGTGCGATCGTGCAGACAGCGTCCGTATAATTAGAATGACAGTGGAGGGAAGCAAACAGATAGCCCTCAGTACATAAGGAAAGCCAAAATGCCCCGCCCATAAAGCGGGGTTTGGCGGCAAAAGAAATTCAACGTTTATATGAAAAAGAGACTCTTAATTGTTTGCGGACTTGCGGTATTAGCCCTGGGGCCCACTCTGATGTCGATGGCGCCAGCCAATACGCCATGCGTGACGAGCACGTACTATGCCTACGGCACGACCTACCCGGTTGTATATGGTAAGTATGATACAGTGAACGCGACCGGTACAGACACCTTCAAGCTGGCTTGCGCCTGCAAGCCCACCAGCATCACCTTCACTAATGACGTGCTGAAGGTAGCGGGTAGCCCGACGGTAACCGTGACGCTGTATGCCAGCGCCAACGGCGGAAGCACCTATGCCAGCGTGACGAGCTTTACTGCGATCCCGACATCGACATCGGTGCCGGTGACCAATACCTACATTGTAAATAACCCTTACGGTGGTAATCCATATACTAACTATATGTGGGTAGCATCTGGAGCAGCTACGACCACGATGAGCTGGAAGGGTACCGTATTGATAAGATAATAGACCTAAGCAATCCGGGGGCTACCATTCATTTAGCCTGGACGCCGAGGTCCCCGGATTGGTTAAACAAAATGTCTGAATCAGGATTTTCAAGATTAAAAGATTTTCAGGATGCATCACGTTTTACCAGGAACACATTCATTGCCGAGCGCTAAGGGGACTGCGTTCCTGAGCTTGTGCGTTCTTCTTCATATTACCTGCGTAAAAAGCGGATATGGCTCGTACGATTTTTTGTGCCTGGTGAGCCGGTTTGGTGTAGAAAGTGTGGTGAGCGTGATCAGTGGTGTTGGCAGTATCTGCCTGGCAGTGATCATGGGACACCATTATATGCTGCGCAACAAGCTGCTGAAAAAGGAGCTGGAGGAAGGCAAGGAAAGCGAAACCGACTAGGAGAAAGAAGACGGAAAGTAATCAGACTATGAAAGGACCGAGCAATACAACGTGGGGGATGATATTTCTGGCAGCGATGCTGGCGGCTCTGATGGGGTTTGGGGGGTATTGCCTGGCGAGCGGGAAGACACTGGAAGGTAGCAGCATGGTGGTGGGTGCGCTGATAGCGATGGCGAAGGACCTGATGGGGTACTTCTGGGGATCATCGGTGGGGAGCAGGGAAAAGGACACTTTAATTAAGGAACTGACAACTAAAAATAATCCGTGAGAAAAACAGTTCACATATTCGGCATGGTATTCAGTCGCGGCTTTTTTGCCGGGATGATACTCTTGCTGATATGCCTGTGCTCTTGCGGTGCAGGGAAGTTGATCCAGGAGAAGGAAGCGGTGGCGGTGGTGAAGACCGAGGATATGAAGCGGGCGGATAGCAATAGCGTGAAGGTGACGGAACTGAACAACAACTTCCAGAGCCATACAGAAGAAACTAAGGATACAATGGTGGGCGGAGGCAAAACGGAGATCTCTTTAACGGAGACGGAGCTGCAGCCGGTGACGGATGCTGCAGGTGAAAAACAGGGCCGGACCTTTAGGGTAGACAATGGCGACAGCCATATGAGCATAGAGGTGGATAAGAAGGGCGGAATAAAGGCCAAATGTGATTGTGACAGCATAAGGGTGGCCAACAGGCGCCTAATCAAAGATAGCATCAGCAACAGCCAGATCATAGACAGCCTGATGAGCCGGATCTCTATCACTAACCATAGTGAGATAAAGGATTCGGTGGCGACCCAAAAGGTGGTGGTGGAAAAGAAGCAGGGGCTTGCAGCCAGGATAGTGGAACATGCTAAGAACGGGCTGGCGCTCTTTGGGCTGCTATGCGTGGTAGTAATATTCATTCGTCACTTAATAAATAGGTACACAGCATGATACTGTATATAGTTTCCGGTGTATTCGGATTTGTTTTGGGCATTATTGCCCGTAGCCATGTTGGCGAACTGACAAACCTGACCAAGGAAGAGTACATCCATTGCGTGCAGATCGTGATGAATGATTACGACAAAAATAAAGGTGACGCGCAGCGCCTTCTTCTGGAGATACAGAACTATGCGACCAATGAGCAAATGTATGCCAGCGATCTGAGCCATGAGGCCAGCGAGATAGTGGCGAAAGTGCAATCAATTAAATAAAAAATTATGCAGGTAACAAACGACATATTAAAGCAAATCGCTCCTTCGATATCGGAGAAGGCGCTGATGACGTTTGTGAAGCTGATCAATACGTACCAGGGCGAGGTGAACACGGATCTGCGCATGGCGGCTTTCCTGGCACAGGTGCTACATGAGAGCGGTCAGTTCAGGTATGTGCATGAGCTGGCCAGTGGGGATGCCTATGAGGGCAGAGCTGACCTGGGCAACATCTACAAAGGCGACGGGCGCCACTTCAAGGGAAGGGGGCTGATACAGATCACCGGCCGGGATAACTATGGAAGGGTGAGCAAGGCGCTGTTTGGCGATGACCGGCTGCTGGCGACTCCGGATCTGCTGGCCACACCGACGAATGCGGTAAGGAGTGCTTACTGGTTCTGGGCGGATAAGAAGCTGAATGACCTGGCAGATACCCAGGACATGCGCACGATCACCAAGCGGATAAACGGCGGTTATAATGGATGGGCTGAAAGGAAAGCTTACTATGACAGGGCGGTTAAAGCATTTGCTGCAGTGGCAGAAAAAACCGAACAGCCGACCACCACTGAAGATGCGCCGGATGAGAGCAAAAAAACGGAAAATAATCAATCTTAAAATAGCATTTAAACACCATTCGTATGGCAAAAATTAACGAACAACGCATAAAGTATTTCGGCTGGAATGAGAAGGCCGATGTTCTATACTTCAATTCGGATGATATGGCCTTTTATGAGGAGGGTAATGCCCTGCAGCATGGCCGTAGCCTGAAGGCGGCAGGCAAGGGTACCGATGCGGTGGATGTGATCACCAGGGCGGAAGCGACTGCGTGGAACCCTGCGCAAACCGAAGCCGATGAGCAAAAGGATCCCGAAATGATGGACCATGAGGTGACGCAGGAAGACCTGGATAATAATCCTGACCTGGTGGCTGCTGGTGTAACCGTGGGCGAAATAATACAGATACCAGTAGTGTGCAAGGAAGAAAATGAGCTGCTGGGCGCACTGGACTCACTGGATAAGGTGGTGGCTGCTGGCGATGTTTCGGCGATCAAAGGTGTGATCGAGGTGCTGCAGTCTAAGGCGGAAGCTGCCAAGGGTGTGAAGCTGAGCGATGATGGCCTGCTGGCTGAAGTGCAGGATGCTATTGATGCGGCCAATAAAGCCGTAGAGGATGGCACAGTGACCGATGATGAGAAGGCCGGTGCAAAGAAAAAGACCGCTGAGGCGAAGAAAGCTGCTAACAAGGCTGAGACGAAGAAGGCAGCTGCGAAAAAGAAGTAAAGGGTTTTTGTAAACTGAATTTGTAAATTTTTAATACTCTTAGTATGGGTCAAGTAAATATCACTTTAGCGAATGGGCAGCTTGGCGGAACGCTGCAGACG